TAAACGATGTTAGCCAACGAAGTGAACTGTTACCGCCTGTATGCCCATCTTGTTTAAGCTATGAATGGTCTTATCATAGTGGTATTGACCAAATGAAATGCCTTGACTGCGGTAATTGTGGCTAACGTTAAAATATATGATTAGTAGCCGTAAATAAGCGACTACCTATCAAATTAAGAATTAAATTAATTAAAAAATGAAACAAGACGAGATAATTAAAAGACACGCAGTTAACTTAAAAAGTTTAGTAGGAACTGGATTAGCACAAGATGAGTGCGATCAAATTATTAAACAAGCAGTAAATGAGGTATTAATTTTATACAGCGATAGCATTAATAAGGCAAAATAAAATGGCAAACAAATTTAGTAGACTTGAACTTGGTAAAATCGGACTGGTTCAAGAAACAGAAGATGGTAGAATTATCCAAATTGGGCTAAGACCCGAACAAAGTGAAATGTTACAGATTTTTATTGGAACAATATCACAAGGAAAACCACTTGTTCAAATGGGTGAAGATTATGAATTAATACTAAAAAGTGAAGCGTTGGCAAATGAACGCTAACGAATGGGTATATGGTGCGTTGCTTTTCGCAATGCATTATATACCGTGTTGTATGTCTGGTGCGACTTTAAAGGACAAAATTTTGAATTAATAACCGAACCTTTTTCTTTTTTTTTAGAGCGAGGGCAAAATTAATTTTATAAAATTAAAATAATGGAACTATTTAAATTTGAATTAGAAGAAAATAACACCCCTAAAGACGACACCAACATAAATCGGGTTTGCGTTTATGTAAATGATGAACAAAAAGAAATTTTAGGAAAAATGAAATTAATTTTTGAAATTAATAAAGTTGATAATTTATCTGATTATTTAATAAAAAAAGTTTATGAAGACATTGAAATTAAAAAAAGAAATAGTTAACGCTAATTATTTAATGGGAGATTTTTTAACGGATAACGACTACTCATTATTGGTTAATTATGATTGTGATGTTTACGAAAAAAACGGAAAATTATTAGCAAAGTTTAGAAAAAATGTTTTGTCTGAAAAAAAACTAATTGATTGTGTTAATAATGTTAGAGATTCTATAGTAAAAATGGATAACAGGGGCATTGCATCGGGTAGGGTTCAGTTAGATAAAACAATGAATAGGGCAGGAAGCCACATTAAAGAAAACTTTAAACTTCAACCAATTACAAAAGATGGTAGAAAAAGCAAATACAAAGTAGGTAATTGTGTTCTAAATGGACTTATTGGATATATGGATAGGACTGTTATGATGCCTTATTGCAGAAAAACAGCATACACTAAAAAAGAATTTGAAAAGTTTGAAAAAGCTATTCCATTTATAAAAGAAGTAGACGATAAGTATAAACACTTGATTCCAGAAAAATGGGAAATTCAAAACCAATACGTAAAAGCCACAGATAAAAATTATGTTATTGAAGGCACTACATTTACAACTGTTACGGTAAATAAAGATTTTCAAACTGCTGTTCATAAAGACTCAGGAGATTTAAAAAAAGGCTTTGGAAACCTGTCCTGTTATAAAACAAAAGGGAGTAAGGGAGGTTATTTTGTTTTACCTGAATATAAAATTGCTTTTGATTTAAATTCTACTGATTTACTTCTTGTAGATGTACATAAATGGCACGGTAACACACCTATAATTAATGAAACAGAAGAAGATGAAAGGATAAGTTTTGTTATGTATTATAGAGAAAAAACAATTAAATGCCTTTCTCCTTCAGATGAATTAGAAAGAGTTAAACGAGCAAATAATAAATTATGATTTATAAAGATTTATTTTCAAATGATCTGCCAATTTATGAGAGCAAAAAGACAGGGTTAAAGTTTTATTACCGTCCAAACACAAGCGACATTAAAACAATTATGGAGGTGGTTGAAAAAGGATGTTACGAAAAGACTTATTTTAAAATAGAAAAAGGCGAGCATTGGGTTGATTTAGGAGGTAATATAGGTGCATTTACTTGTTTAGCTATTAGTAAAGGTGCTACCGTTGATGTATATGAGCCAGACGACATGCATTGTGATTTAATTAAAAAGAATTTAGAATTAAACGGGTTTAAAGCAAACATTATTCAAAAAGCGGTTGTAGTTGATGCAAAAGGAAAAATAAACCTTTTTATAGGAAGAAACGGGAACACTTGGAGAAATAGCCTTTTAAAGGATTGGGGCTTTGGCAAAAAAGAAGTGGAAACAATAAGCATTAGAGATGTTATAAATAAAGACCATTGTTGTAAAATGGACATAGAAGGTTTTGAAATGCCAATAATAGAAAGTTTAAATTTTAGGTTTAAAAAACTTGTTTTTGAATGGAGTTTTGATATAGATAACAACATTGAGAGATATAGGAATGCAAGCAAAAAAATGCAAAAGCAATATGAAATAGTCCATTGGGGTAAAATAAAAGAAGAACACACAAAGTGGAAAAAAGAATGGTTTCCTCCCTGTAAGACTATTTTTTGTTATTAAAAGCGTTGGAAGAAAAAAGAAAAGAAAAATAGAATGAAGCACCAACTTTGTTTAATTAACTGAATTAAGCACTTGTAGGTAACGTTAAGAATATGAATCGTTTTTTTAATGATTTATATCAACTGTTATAAAAAATCTTGTTAGCTTATAATTTACTATATTTGTTTAAATGGAAATATTAAGCAATCTTGAGATTCTTGAAAAACATGAAATACATTGCGTTTGGGTATTTATGTTTGATACAAAAAACTCAAAAATTAATGATTCTGGATTTGAGTTTAAATTTCCTGTACATATTATGAATTAAAAATAAATACGATTTTTCTTGTGTATTAATAAGTATATGCTTATTTTTACATCAGTAGAAAGAAATTAACCACTACATCAAAATCTAAAACCATGACAACTCAAGAAATCAACAACAAATTAAACGAAAGAGCAAAAGAACTTTTAAATATACCTCAAGTGGCTAAAGAGTATCAATTAAAAGAAACAGAAGAGATGGCTAAAGATTGGATATTAAGCCAAGCATTAATCACATTAATGTACTCTCACGAACAAAGAATGGAAATGGCAAAAAGAAAAGTAGCGTAATGACAATAGAAGAACTAAAAAAAGAACTCGGTTTAAACACAAAGCATTTAGCTGGGTTCTTTGATATGAGCCACGCAAGTTTTGCCAATAGTTCAGCTAAAAAAAGATATGAAAAAGCTCTATGCTCTTTTTATGAAGTTGCAAAAAAACGTTGGTTACAATAATGGGAATACAATGGATTTAGAAACAGCTCGAAAAAAATACAAAAACAGCGAAATCACTTTTAATGAACTCGACAAAATTTTTTTCTTAGAAGCTACTAAAAAAGAATTAAATAAATTTTTAAAAACACCTGTTTACGATAGAGCTAATTATATTATAGGTAAAAGTTTAGGGCAAATCAATAAGGAATGGCAAAATTTACTAAGTGAAAAATAATTAATATAATGGCATACACTGAAAACAAAAAAACATTGGTGTTTAATTCTATTATCGATAAGATAGAAGAGGGTAAACCCGTTAGAGTTATATTAAAAGAGCAAGATATGCCATCTACACAAACGTTCTTTAAATGGCTTAATGAAGATTCAGAAAAAGCAAAACTATACGCGTGCGCGTGCGAGGTTCGTGCCGACAAAATATTTGAGGACATTATATTTATTGCAGACGCTACTGAGGATGACATTATAACTGATATTAATGGCAACCTAGTAACTAATCACAATGTAATACAGCGTGATAGATTGAGGGTTGACGCTCGTAAATGGATAGCATCAAAATTGAATCCTAAAAAGTACGGAGACAAGATTGATATGACCACCAACGGCAAAGAGATAACATCAGTAACTAGAACCATAATTGATGAATCTACAAATCAAGACTCCTAGATGGTCGTTACCTTTATTAAAACCTAAAAGATACAAGGGCGCAAAAGGAGGCAGGGGATCTGGCAAGTCACATTTCTTTGGCGAGGCATTAATAGAAGCCTTAATTTTAGACCCAAACACATCAGCGGTCTGTATTCGTGAGGTTCAGAAGTCTTTAAAAT